CTCTAGAGTAAAAGCAGAAGCAAAGAAGAAATTTAAGGTCTATCCAAGTGCTTATGCAAATGCTTGGCTTGTTAGAACCTATAAGAAACGTGGTGGTACATACGCATAATGGTTAAAACTACAGGTGGCTTAACTAAATGGTTTAAAGAAGATTGGCGTGATGTTAAGACAGGCAAGAAATGTGGTCGTTCTGGTAAAGACAAAAAGAAAAGACCCTATCCTGCATGTAGACCAAAAGCAGTGGCTGGTAGAATAACTAAAGCTGAAGCTAAGAAGAAAACAGGACCTAAAGCAGTCAAGTGGTCTGTCACTGCATCAGGTAGAAAACGTAAGACAACAAGGAAAAAAGCATGAAGTACGATCGTGATGAACTAGTTAAGATGATAGCTATCCACGAAGGAATAGTTTTGAATGTCTACCAAGATCATCTTGGCATAGATACGGTAGGTATAGGTCGTAACTTGGAGGACAGAGGTATCACAGACGGTGAGCTTTCCTACATAAATAAAACTATGGATGATATATACGACAGTGGTCTTACAGAAGAAGAAGCCTACTATCTCTGCATGAATGACATAGCTATTGTAGAAAAAGAGTTACTTGAGAATAAACCAGTTGTAAATCAACTTAACGACGTACGACAAATGGTGCTTGTTGATATGGCATTTAATATGGGTGTTCCAAGATTAAAATTATTTAAGAACATGTGGTTAGCGATAGAAAAAGTTAATTACCCTCTTGCTTGTGAGGAGATGATCGATTCTAGATGGGCAAGTCAGGTAGGAAACCGTGCAATGAAATTATCTTTAGCAATGAAGAATGGGGAGTGGATTTGACCGAAGAGAAGAAATGTGACACCTGTGAATGTTACGAATGTGATACTGAAGAGTGTAATTGTGATTGTCACAAGGAGGTACTAGGAGTACCCGTGTGATTGAGTTTGTGCTTGTGTTTATGATGGGATTAAGAGTAGTAGACCAAACACAAACTTTCCAAAATTTAAATAGATGTTTGTACTTCGCAGAGAGATTACACAAACAACCTTCAATACCCCAAAAGGAAGGACCTAACTTACAGATAACTGCGTATTGTAAACCTATAAGGAAAAGATAATGGACCCCGTGACTATATCGCTGGCTGTAGGCGTTGCAAGTAAAGCATTTAGTGCTATAAAACAAGGATTCGCAGTTGGGCGAGATATAGAGCAGATGTCAGGAGACATTGGTCGCTGGATGGGAGCAGTATCAGATGTTGACAATGCAGAAAAACAAGCTAAAAACCCACCTTTGTTTGGTAAGCTGTTTAAAGCTGGTTCTATTGAAGAGGCGGCAATGGCTGCATACGCTGCAAAAAAGAAACTTGAGGAACAAAGATACGAACTCAAGATGTTTCTAAATCTTACTCACGGTCCTCAAGCGTACAATGAATTATTGCAGATGGAAGGTCAGATAAGAAAACAAAGACAAGAAACTATATATAAACAACAGCAACTTAGAAGACAAGTAGGCGAAGGTATAGGTTGGGTATTTTTAATTTTAGTTATGGGTGGATTTTTACTGTTACTAGCAAGTGTATTTTCTAGTAAAGCCTATGGAGATGGTTATACCTACAAATCTAAAAAATATACAAAACAGCAAAAGATACATCAAGGCATACTTAAAAAGAACGTATATGTTACTTGCCGATTAAAAAAACAAAAAGTTGTTAAAGATAAAATGGCTTGTATATACGAAGGTGCTAATAAAACATACGAGCTAGAATTTGCAGATGTTCGGGTAGGTTGCCCTAGACAGTACAAATGTATACACAATCCTAATTCAAAAGAACCTAACATAAACGACGTAATGGAAAGCTTGCGTAGTATAACAAAATAAACTTCTTGCTATTTATATAATTTATGTGTATAATTTAGGCAACAGGGAGTTAATATGAAAAACTTAGCAGCACAGGCATTAGCTTTCCAATATAAACTACAGATTGATAATGCCACATCGTTAATAAACGTAAACCATAAGCCACTTGAAGAAATAGATAAAGCACTTGGTCAAATGGTAATAGCTAATCAAAAGTTACAGTTACTCAACAAGATAGTGGCTGAAAACAATCCCAAAGAGATTGATACCTCCGAAAGTAAGTAATACATGGCAAGCACATATCTTACGTTAGTTAATAATGTACTAAGAGATATGAACGAAGTAGAGTTGACAAGTTCTAACTTTACAAGTTCTAGAGGTGTACAAACTACCGTTAAAGACTATATCAACAGAGCTATATCTGATATACTTAACTCTGAACTAAACTGGCCCTTTACTAGAGCAGAAGGATCAGTCGATGCCATTGCAGGTAAACAACTATATAGCTTTGCATCAATAGCATCTACGCTTAAGTACATTGACTATGACAACGTATTCTTACAGCCAAAAGATTACATTGCAAATGGTGACTTTGAGATAGATGGTTCAGCCAGTATAACTAACTGGACTACAGTTTCAGGCTCTCCTGCAGCAAGTTCTAAATTTGGTAATACACTTCTACTTACAAGTGCAAAAGCAACACAACAAGTAGATGATCTAATCGTAGGTAAATCCTATGTTGTTCTTGTGCAAACTAGTGGCTCAACACTTACTTTAGATATAGGTACTAGCTCAGGTGGCACACAGACTAAGTCATCTACTCTTACTATAGCAAGTGGCAACGAAGTATTACTATCTGAAGTTACATTTACAGCTACTGCAACAACTCATTATGTTACATTTACAGAAACAGCAGGTTCTGCGGCGTATGTTAAATTAGTTCAACTAATGGAGAACATAAAAGCGATACCACTCAGGTATCTGTCTTACGAAGAATACAATGAAAGATACAGAGAAAGAGACGCTAGACCTGACACAGATAAGTTTGCTGATCCAGAATACGTATACACAACATATAATGACGAGTTAGGTCTTACACCAATACCAAACACAAGCAATAGAACATTAAAGTTTGACTACTATGTAACAAACACTGATCTATCGGCTCACGGTGACACAGGCATAATCCCGACAAGGTTTGAACCAATAGTCAATGCACGTGCAAAGTACTATACCTACATGTTTAGGTCTGATGTACAAACAGCACAATACGCCCTCAAAGAATACGAAGATGGTATTAAACGAATGAGGGTAGAATTAATAAACAGAAAGAATTACATGAGGGCAGTTTAGTTGGCTGACTTAAGTGAAACCGCTGCATTTCCATTCGTCTGTGAAGGTGGATTAGTTCTTAACCAATCTACATTTATAATGAAACCCGGACAAGCTTTGGAGTTAGAAAACTTTGAGCCTGATATTGAGGGTGGCTACAGAAGAATAACTGGCTTTTCTAAGTATGTTTCTGCAATTGTACCTTTTACTTCAAATGCAAGTGAGGAAGTTCTGATGGTTGCCACTTTTGCAGATAAAGTTGTAGCCGCAAGAGGTACTAGTATATACCAAGCAACTCCCGGTGGATCATCTTGGACAAGTATAGATAGTGGCAGAACAAGTGCAAGCAAATACAGCTTTGAAAGATTTAACTTTGATGGTAACGACAAGTTAATAGTCGTAGATGGTGTAAATGATCCTACAGTATTTAACACATCATTTAGTGCAACAGACATAACAACAAGTTCTGTAGAAGGTGCAAAACACGTTGTAGCTTTTAAAAATCACATGTTTTATTCTGGCATGTCCACTACACCTCAAGAAGTAGTATTCAGTGAGCCATTTGACGAAGATGGTTTTAATAGTGGTCAAGGTGCAGGTAGCATCAAAGTAGATGATACAATCGTAGGACTTAAGGTTTTCCGTGACAATTTATTTATCTTTTGTGAGAACAGAATATTTAAACTAGGTGGCAGTTCGTCTAGTGACTTTGCTGTCGTGCCAGTTACAAGAAACATTGGATGTATAAATGGTAACACAATTCAAGAATTTGCTGGTGATCTTATCTTTCTTGGTCCTGATGGCTTGCGTACCATCGCAGGTACAGCAAGGATTGGTGACGTGGAGTTGGGAACTATAAGTGCAAATGTACAATCCTTGTTTGATAAAAACATATCAAGTTCATCAAAGTTTGAGTCAATAGTTATACCTGATAAAACACAATACAGAATATTCTTTTCAAAAGACAGTAGGGGCGATAATCTTACAGAAGGTGTTATCTGTGTTATGAGGGGTCAAACATTTGAGTTCTCTAAGATAAGAGGTATTAAGCCAACTTGTACAGATACTTTTGTGTCTGCTGGAGACGTGATTGCTTTACATGGTTCAACATCTGGATACATACAAAGACAAGAATCTGGTAATGATTTTGACGGTACAATTATAAATGGTAAGTACCGTAGCCCAGACTTAACAATGAATGATCCGGGAATCCGTAAGCATATGCAAAAGGTTGTAGTTAACTACGCACCTGAATCTTCTATTGACGCAGACCTTTTTGTTCGGTATGATTATGAGAGTAGAAGCTCTTCTAGACCAGCAGCTTATCCCCTTGATTCAGAAGATATAGCAGCCATTTATGGTACATCATCATATGGAACACCAACTTACGGTGGAGCATCACAACCACTTGTAAGACAAGCAGTAGAGGGATCAGGCTTTGCAGTAGCATTGCGTGTGAACGATGGAGGAGCTACTGCACCATATTCAATAAAAGGGTTTCAACTAGAATACCAATTAGGAGCAAGACGTTAAATGGGAGCTACATACACAAGACAGTCCTCATATACTGACGGTGATGTAATAACTGCGGCTCACACCAATGACGAG